GGGATCCTTTCTGTACAGATAGGTAAGAGGTTAGTAATCTCTATCCTATCCTCAGTCAGGGTCGATTCCTTGATTTCGGTCAAGTGATTGATTAACCGCCCTAGTGCCTGAGACTCTTAGTTCAATCAGGACGCCTTTTATCAGATTTTGATAAAAATTTAACTATCTGAGTCCGGAGATCCTTCTCCGGACGAAGAGGTGACGTCTTGCCTGAAGCTTTATTGAGTCCCCGGTTAACTATATCCAAGAATTCAATCAGCCTTTTCCGAGAATCTTCAGCCTCAACTAGATCGTCTAGAGGAGAGTCAATAGTGACTCTATCTATCCGATCCAGAAAGGTTGTGATTTCTGAAAAGAACATAAGGTACAAGGTACAGAAGATCTGATGAACATCTGATGCCAGGCCCTTACGGGCCGGATAAGATAAACTTGTCATTTCTTCCGGAACTTGCCAACCTCATGTTACCTGAAAGAACTCATTAGCTAATCGCTTTGCTTCAGCGTCCGGATCAATCCGTTTAGCCATCAGGATAGGATTATGTAACGTTACACGAACTCAAGGTTCTTCGAAGAAAAACCCTTCACTTACCCCCTTCGGGAAAGTGAGAGGCTGCCCTCGGAGAACTTGAGCTAATGAACGGAACATACCCTCCTTAGGTGTTAAAACCAACCGGTTAAACACCCTTTTCCACTTAAACGTAGAAGATACTGTAAGCTTAATAAGATCAGAGAATTTTACTCTCGATCTAAGCATACCTATCATCCCCGCTAAAGTGAAAACAGGGGAACCGGCGGATCAACGAGATTTCCGAGCGAAGTTGGATATATAGGATGACATGTGCAAAGGCTGCACCTTTGGGATCAAATGGAAGAGAGTATTAGCACGGCCTAATCAAGTGTCCTGGTTACAGAACATTTTGATAGACAATGCAGATACATCCCTCCCATTAAGCCCTGTTACCTTAGCGAACTCAAAGGAAGGCGTGGTAGCAACCACGCTTTTAGTTAGGTTTATTGAAACACCTAACTTATCCATGAGCTCAAGGTACGCCGCAGCAACCAAATCATCAAAAAGAACAATATCGTCCCCTAGCAACTCATAGTTGTCATATCAGGTATTACCCCGACAGACACCAGAGATTGCAGCGGCATATTGGACCAAAAGATGATGGGTAACTGCTAGCATACCTCAGGAAGACAAGGCCCCCATTGGCTGACCTACCGAGTAGGTGTAAGGAATTCCAGTAGGAACAGGGCCATGCTCATCAAAATAAGCATGGTACTGTCTACCGACCAGAATCCTACGCCATAATCTTGCCATCTCAGCCCCATAAAGGGCACCTAAAATCACCTCCTGTATATCTACAGGAAGACGGTCCGTTGCTGCCGATAAATCATACGAATATGATTTACCAGCAGCTAAGGACTTCTGCATACTTCTTTTGACAGAAGCCTGCTGATCGAAGGTACCATCATTGGGTAACTGAGATAGGAAAGAAAATAAGGAGTCATGCAATGGCTTTAGTATGGACTGAGTCCAAACATCAACCATTGCAAAGACCCTCAATTTCCCGGCGGGTTCTACCTTTACAGATAGTCGACCTATATTATCCGACCTCTGCAAAGAACTGAGCCCCCGTGGTAAGTTCACTGGAAAACGTAATGACTCACGGAATCCTTCAAGATATCTCTCCATCCTACCGTAACCCAAAAGGTTACAGTACGACAAGAGATCCTGAAGAAGCCCGTGCGTCTCTAAGTTCTGGATATCATGAATGAAATTCATTCAAGATACCTTAGAACTTGGAGACGACGTTTCCAGGAACAACAACTTAGGATCAGTGAACAGAGAAGGTATAGCAAATTTACTAAGAACCCTACTACGTACAAGATACGCAAGTGGGAACTGGAAATCTGCACACCGACCTGTTCCGTTGAAGGGATCAGTAATGGTAGACAATTTAAGCTTTCCTGGTGCTTCAAGCACCCTATAGAAAGCAAAAAGTGTCAACCACCACCTTATGACCGAGTAGCTACCTTTTCGGATAGCCAAACGATCATAAGACGGTATTACTGACGGTAACCCCCCGACTAGTCTCCTTAACGGGAGATCAGGCTCGAGGGCCCTCAACGACTTCACAGCTGAACCGGCAATTAGCTTTTGGATAGCTAACTGGGAACTCTTTAATCACTTCACGACGTACATCGAACCATGATTTTTATTAATCTTGATAAGAAGACGGCCGAAGAGAACTAAAGAACTCAGACGACTAGAGAACTTCACTTTCCGAGGAAAGACAGCGGAAACAATCCGATGTCCTACCCGAGAAATTAGTGCTGGTAACTCCAAAGAGTTACCTAGAGACACCAGTGGAGTTTGACCTGGAATCTGACCCCGAAGCTCAGAAAGGGATATCCATTTTGTGTATATCTCTTTCATTTTAAATTTGTTCTTCCCTTTAACGGGGAGGGACAGATCCTCATCCACCCAGAGGGTTCGTTTAACCCCTCGCCGACCTTACTGTATTACAAGTAAGGCTAGGTAGATGATGAGCAACGGGAGCATGCCAGTTAGACTACCACCTGCGCTGTTCCCCATGGAAACTGACTAGAAGAATACTAGAATACAGATCCAGAGGGGGGACGCCAGGTGCTAAGCCCCTAACCTTCCGCGGGACGCAG